CTTGCCGGGCAAGCTTGCAGCCCTTGAGTTGTTCAGCGCACATGCCGCCTCCGTTGTTCACGAATCCCCTGGCACTCGATGCACGTGGTTGCCCAGGGCAGGGCATCGCGGCGGGCTTGGGGGATCTCCTGGCCGCAGTCTTCGCACTTGGGGTCGGGATTTGGAATGTACAGCGAAAGCCGGCTGCTCAAGGCGGCCTCCATGCGGCGCTCCATTATTTCGGTGGCGATGTCGGCGTTGTCAGCCATGGTTACTGTTCCTCTTTTTCAATAGCGGCAAAGCGCTGCATCAACTCGTTTCCACCCGGTGTGTATTCGTGGGGTTCATCACTGGCGTAGATACCCCACTCGATAACGGTGAGCGCGGCTTGCTGCAGGTCGCGATCCAGCACCCGCAGGCGGGTGAGATCCAGCGGCCAGGCGTAACTGTTGTAAACGGCAAGCAGAATGCGGCGGCAGTGGTGGCTTTGGCCGCTCTCTTTCTCGGCTACCACGGCGAGACGCTCCCAGGCATCCGGGCCTTTTACATCGAGCTGGGCGCGCTTCTGGTCAGCGGCATCTTCGGCGGCGATCATTGCCTCCAGTGCTTCACGGTTGCGCTCGTGTAGGCGCTGGGTCACCAGTGGCATTGAATGTTTGGTGGTCATCACGTGCTCCTTCATGCTTGAAACACCCAGCACTTCACGCTGCCGCCGTTATGGCGGACGCGGGAGTTCACGGTGCGGTTGGAATCGATAAACTTGCGGGTCTTGCTGCTCTTCAGGTAACGCTTCAGCTCTCGCACCTCTGGGGTGCGCAGCTTGTATTCGGCGCAGGTGCGCTCGAAGTCTTTAAGGTTGATGGCGATCATGTCGCTGCCCTTGCCGTAGTGGTTCAGCATGGGGTCGTCGCGTAGGCCCTCGATGTAGTCGAAGGCTTCCCAGAATTCGGCGACCAGCGGGTGGTCGGCGTTGATGGATTGCTGACGCTCCCGGGCCATCTGCTTTATGTGGCCAAGGGCGATATCCAGGGTTTGCTGGTCGAAGAGATCCAGGCCTTCTGGCCCCAGGCACTCCACCAGGGCCATCAGTTGGCCGTGGCACTTGGCGATGCGTAGCACCTTGATATCTGGGTCGTCGGCCAACTGGTCGGCGTAGTGGCGGGCGCGTTGGGTGATCAACGCCAGCAGCGCGGCTTCACGTTGAGCCACCGCCAGGGCGAACTGGCTAACGTGCTCAATCTCGGTACGTTCCAACGCCTCGGCGAGTGCTTTGGTCTGTTTGTTCTGGCCTTCCCGGGTGAAATGCAGGTGGCAGATACGGGTTTGAATGGCTTCGCCTGCCTGCACCGGGGCGTTCTGACTGATCACGATGCTGCCGCGGAACGGTGGCTCGTAGGTGTCGTTGCCGCTGTTCTTCACGCCACGGGCGCGGATCGAGCGGCCGTTAAAGGCGGTTTTCAGCTCATCCCAATCGAACTGCTTCTGTTTGGCGCCGCCATCCTGTTCGCGGTCGGACTCGATCAATACCACCGGCAGGTTGCTCACCTGGGCGAAGTTGCGCGAGCGTGCGGGCATGGTGGCCTTGCTGGGGTCGAAGCCTTCATAGTCGCGCCGGCCGCACAGCTTCCAGAGAAACTCGATTAGCGTGGATTTACCCGCGCCGGCTTCGCCCACAATTTCCAAAAACGGGAAGCTGCCCATTTCGGCGCGGATCTGCTCGGCCAGCAGGCTGCCCAGCCAGTAGCCCAGGGCGATGACGCCGCGGGTACCGAAGGCGCCGAGCAGTTGCTGCGTCCATTCGGTGTTGAATGCCTTGCGATCGGGGTTGATGTGCAGCGCCACGGATTGGCTGAGGGTTTTCAGCTGGCGGCGTGGACCGAGCTCGAAAAAGTCCTCGCTGTTGATAGGCACCACCTTGCCACCGGCCACGGCCAGATCGCCGAACACGTAGGCGCCGTGCTCCTTGCTGTAGCCGATGAAGTCGATGGTCTCGACGGTTTTGATGTTGCCGATCTGATCCTGCAGCAGGTTATCCAGCTGTTGGCTGGTACCTGTCCACACTGCGCCGGGGGCCACGCCCAGCAGGCGCTTTTTATACTCAGATGCGGAAGCCAGTTGGCCACCGCTAAAGGTGTTCTTGATCGGCGGGCGGCCGTCGGGAAACTCCACGCGGTAGTAGTACCAACTTTCGTCAGTTACCGCGTTGGCCTGGTAGTAGAGCGCCGTGGGGTAACAGGTGCAGATCCGCTTCACGCTGCCGGATTGCTCCAGGGCAGCGTCGCGCAGGGCGGGGTCGATCTGCCGCTGGTCTTCACCGTCCAGCCCATCGGCGCGCAGGGCGCGATCGAAGGCGTCCATATCCAGCTTCCACCACCACAGCTGGCGTTTAAACTCGAACCAGAACTCTCGCTGCTCGCGGCGCTTGTAGATCAACAGCGCCTTGGCCATGGCCGTGGGGGCCAACAGCAGGTCGCCGTGGTAGCGGTAGGTTTCCTGGTGCTTCTCGGTGAGCTCGCCGCGCTGGTGGGCATCGTTCCAGTCGTGGCCACCGTTGGAGATCTGCGCCGCTTCGCAATCCCAGCCTGCTGCCCGGGCACGCCTCACATGCTTGTGAATGGCGTTATGGCCAGCGCGGTTGTTATCCAGCGCCCACACCAGCGTGGGGCGGCTGGTCCCGGCTTGATGGGCGGCATCCGATAGGGCGTTTAAGGCTTCATCCGGATAGTTGCCGCAGCTCATGGCGGACACCGCCGCGATGCCGTGGTGGTAGAGGGCGATCGCATCGAAGATGCCCTCTACAATCCACACCTCACCGGCAGCGACCAGATCCGCTGAGTTGAGTGCAGGCGGGCACCACCATTGGCCTTTATAGCGGCCAACGAAATTGGCCTTCTGCTTACCGAAGCGCTCCGGGTTATCCAGCAGTCGCTCCCAGTAAGCGCCGCCGGGTAGGGCGAAGCGCACGGTGGCGGTACCGCCTATCTCTGGCTTCCAGTAACTCTCCTGGGTGTACCAGCCCTGAATTCGGGCAAGCTCGAAGCCGCGGCCATCGCGCAGGTAGCCATCGGCTACCGGTGTTTGAGAGGTGGGCTTTTCACCCACCTGGGTGCTGTAGCGCTCGCTCCAGGATCGGAACAGATCCGGGAACAGTGCTTTGACGTGGATTTGTGCGCCACAGTTGTTTTCCCGCCCGCATTTCAGCATCCACGGCGCATCGGCGTTGATATACGCTTCGCGCTTACCGCACTCCGGGCAGCGCACCCGTTGCAGGTAGGGGCCGCGCTCAATCGCCTCAAAATCCCTGATTAAGCGCGCAACAATGTCCTGGCGCAGCGATGAATTCACGCTCGCCTCCTTATGTCACAGTTAGTAGCGGGGCCAGTTAGGCGTTTACGATTTCCTTTGCGCCTGCTTGATCGCCTGGCTAAGCAAGGTGGGCGTAAACGGCAGATCGATCGCCGGGTTCGGCATATCGCTGGGCGTCAACGTGTTGCACAGCTCTATGCGTGCTTTCGCCCGAAACCCACAGTCGTCATTGCGGCACTCCGCGATCGCCTCGCGGTACAACGGCGTTAGCCCCTGGCTTTTACGAATGCGCAGGTTCTGGTCGCAGTGCGGGCAAGGAATGCGGTGTTTGCTAGCTGTCATCAATGTTTTCTCTCTATGGGGTAAAGGGCGCGGCCACGGCCGGTGAGTCCTTGGGTGCCTTTGCGCAAACGCCGGCGGAGTAGCCACTCGGCGGCGTCATCCAGGCTTTGCAAATCCTGCTGTTCGCATACCTGCTGCAGCACTGTCTCCAGCTGGTCATCCAGCGGAAGGCGTAGATCGCTGCGGGCGGGTTGGTCAGCCATACTTCAGTGCTCCTTGAGGCCCTCAAAAGGGCCTGCGTTTACGACGCCTGCTGGGGCATAGTGCTAATGGAGAGATCAGCAACGCCCAGCGTTTCCAGTGCTTCTTTCAGCACCAGTTGACGCAGCAGCGACGCCCGTTCGATGCCGGTGTAATCCACCAGCGCATCGATCAGCTGGGCCTCGTACTGATCCAAATTGAGAGCGGCGTAACGAGAGCGCACACGTTTGGGGTCCTGGTACATGGCAAACATCCTTATGCAGGCAAGGTCATTCGGCA